TTGCTACTTACCAGACCCTTCCTTGGGACCATCGTGGTTGGCACGCAGGCGGCTCGGCTAACAACACGCACATCGGCTTTGAGATCTGCGAGGATGGTCTGACCGATGCCACCTATTTCAAGAAGGTTTACCAGGAGGCCGTGGAACTCTGTGCCTATCTGTGTAAAGAGTTCGGTTTAACCGAGAAGAACATCATCTGCCACAGCGAGGGGTACAGACAGGGCGTTGCTTCTAATCACGGCGATGTTATGCACTGGTTCCCCAAACACGGCAAGTCTATGGACACCTTCCGTGCGGATGTTGCAGCTCTGCTCAAGAAGGAAACGGCTACGACTGGCAAGCCTACCACTTCTACCACAGCTACTGTCACCACCGAAATCAAAGAGGGTGATAAGGTGGAGTTCACCGCTACGGCTGAAAAGTATAACCCCTCCAGCTCTACCATTCCGGCTTGGGTAAAAAACGATTATTACCATATCGTAACGCAGACCACCTCTAACGGCAAAAAGGTCACCAAAGGTGGTAAGATCTGCGTATTGCTCGGCAAGAAGGTCAAGAAGTCTGGTGGCAATACTGTAGCGGGCATCAACACCTGGGTTGCTGTAGATAACCTCAAGGTTGTGTCCGGCTCTGTCAAAGTGGAAGAGCCCTATCGCATTCACACCGTTGTTCATGGTGATACGCTGTGGGCAATTGCCAAGAAGTATCTCGGTGATGGTAATCGCTATCCCGAAATCGTAAAGCTGAACGGACTCAAGTCCAACGTTATCTATAGCGGTAACAAACTGAAAATCCCTAACTAATCCTATGACGCCCATCGTTCCTTTTTTGGTTCGGTGGGCGTTTTTTTATTTTTAGGGGCCCCAAAACACCACTTTTTTCTCCGTATAGTGAAGGAGGTGTTTGCTTTGACCGAAAGGGAGAAACGGAAATTAAATCATCTTCAACTTAAAGGGTACGGGTACAAGAAAATCTCTACCTTGCTTGAACTGCCCACAGAATATGTAAAAACCTACTGCCGCCGAAACGAACCGAGCGAAACCTCCACCTGTCTGCAATGCGGTGTTTCTTTCCCGGTCAAGCCAGGAAGGTGTGTTCAGTTCTTCTGCTCCGACAAATGCCGTGCCAAGTGGTGGAGTGCAAACCGCAAAAAACCTAACCCGACTGCTGTCTATAAAAAGACTTGTGCCTATTGCGGTAGAGAGTTTGAAGTGTACGGCAGAAAGAACCAAAAATACTGTAATTGGGATTGTTTTTCACTTGCCCGTCAGAAAGGAGAAAAATAATGGACAAGGAATACTATCAGCGTTTGACAGCGTACCGATCGGCAATGAGCCTGGCTCTGGCATTGCAAGAACGTGGCATTATTTCGGAGAAAGACTACGCCAAAATTGATACAATTATGGCCAAAAAATACCGCATAAATTCGGGTAGTATATTTCGCTGAATTGACTGGATATGTAGCAAATACAGAGGTAATATGTGACACGAAAAGGAGGTATTTTTAGTGGAAAGACAAATAGAACAAGTTGATTTTTCAACGCCCTCCTGGCTGAACCGAAAACGAGTCGCTGCGTATGCGAGAGTCTCATCCGGCAAGGATGCTATGCTTCATTCCTTATCCGCCCAAGTGAGCTACTACAGCAACCTAATCCAAAGTAATCCTGAATGGAAATTCTGCGGTGTCTACGCTGACGAAGCCCTCACGGGAACAAAAGACAATCGAGATAACTTCCAAAGGCTTCTGGACGATTGCCGAGCCGGACTTATTGATATGGTCATCACGAAATCCATATCCAGACTGGCACGTAACACCGTGACCTTACTTGCGACTGTACGGCAGCTAAAGGAGTTGGGCGTGGATGTGTTCTTTGAAGAACAGAACATCCATACGATGAGTGCCGATGGAGAGCTTATGCTTACGCTCCTCGCATCCTTTGCCCAGGAAGAAAGCCTCTCGGCAAGCGAAAACCAAAAATGGCGCATACGAAAGGCTTTTGAACGAGGCGAACTCATCAACATTCGCTTTCTGTTCGGTTACACGGTGGAAAAGGAAGTGTTGACAATCCACCCTGAACACGCACAGATTGTTAGAGAGGTTTTCAACCGAGCCATTGCCGGGGAGTCATTCAAAACCATCGCAGAGGATCTTGAAGAGCGAGGAGTTCCAAGAGAAAACGGCGGGCATTGGTGTCATCAACGCATACGTGACCTTTTATCAAATGAAAAATACCTGGGTCACGCATTGCTCCAAAAGCACTACACCAATAACCACCTTGACAAAAAGGTTCTTAAAAACAATGGTGAATTGCCTCGGTACTTCGTTCAGAACATTCATCCGGCTATCATCGACCAAGAGACCTTTGATAAAGCACAGGAGCTTTTGGCTCGAATGGACGAGAAAAAAGGCACTCGCAAGCCTGCGACACTTTCAGTTTTCTCTGGCAAAATAAAATGCCCAAAATGCGGTAAGCCATACAGAAGGCAGGTTCGATGGAACGTGGTAGCTTGGAATTGTGACACTTTTCTCAAACGAGGAAAGAAATACTGCCACGGAAAGAAAATCCCCCAAATCACCTTGGAGGCAACCTGCTGTAAGGTTTTAGGGATTGAAGAATTTGACCCCGCTGTTTTCAAGCGAGAGATTGACCACCTTGTAATACCAGAGCCGAATCACATTCAGTTCATTTTCCGTGACGGACGGGTGGTTGAAGAAGTATGGAAAGACCGCTCACGCAGCGAGAGTTGGACTCCTGAAATGAGAGCCAGGGCGCGTGAGCAATTAATAGCGAGAGGAGGACAATTCGGTGCAAAGACAAGTAACAGTAATTCCGGCAACGATTAACCCCTTAACACGCCTTGCTGTAAATCAGCCTCGCAAGCGACGTGTTGCTGGGTATGCCCGTGTTTCAACAGACAGCGAAGAGCAGAAAACAAGCTACGCTGCCCAGGTTGATTACTACACCACTTATATTCAGTCCCGTGAGGATTGGGAGTTCGTGGATGTTTACACCGATGAAGGTATTTCAGGAACGAATACCAAACGGCGAGAAGGCTTTAACAGAATGATTGATGATGCCCTTGCCGGAAAGATTGATTTTATAGTGACAAAGTCGGTCAGCCGATTTGCACGAAACACGGTTGATACCCTTTCAACCGTTCGTCAACTCAAAGAAAAAGGCATCGGCGTTTACTTTGAGAAAGAGAATATTGACACCCTGGACAGCAAGGGCGAATTGCTTATTACCATTATGTCGAGTCTCGCCCAAGAAGAGAGCCGTTCCATTTCCGAGAACATTACCTGGGGGCAGCGTAAAAGGTTCGCAGACGGCAAAATCAGTCTGCCATACAAGAGCTTCCTTGGTTATGAAAAGGGAGAGAACGAAATTCCTCGCATCGTAGAGGAAGAGGCAGTTATCGTAAGAAAGATCTACGCACTTTTTATGAGCGGTAAGACCCCAGGTGGTATTGCACAGCAACTCACCGAGGAGGGCATCCCTACACCGAAAGGTGGCTCGGTATGGTCACCCACGACAGTTAAAAGCATACTCACCAATGAGAAGTACAAGGGTTCGGCCATTCTGCAAAAAGAGTTCACCGTTGATTTCCTTTCCAAAAAGAAAAAGGTCAACGAGGGCGAAGTTCCCCAGTACTACATTGAGCATAGCCACGAACCCATCATTGACCCTCGTGAGTTTGATATGGTTCAAGCGGAAATAAAACGCAGAAAAGGAATGGGTAAAAAGTATAGTGGCAACACAGTATTTGCCACCCGTGTAATTTGTGGTGATTGCGGTACGATGTTCGGTGCAAAGGTATGGCACTCAAACAGCAAATACCGCAAGGTTATATGGCAATGCAATCATAAATTCCAGAAAGGACACCATTGCCAAACTCCCAACGTTACCGAAGAAGAGTTAAAGGCTCGATTCCTCGCAGCATACTCCCAAGTATGTGATCAGCGAGACGAGATGCTTGAGAACTGCCGATTGATGCAACAAACCTTGACCGACTGCTCGGCTATTGAAACTGAAATTGCAGAGGTTATGGGTGAGATTGAGGTTATATCTGAACTGGTACGAAAAGCCATTAACGAGAACTCAAAGGCTGCTCAAGACCAAGATGAGTATAACCGAAAGTATGACAGCCTGGTTAAGCGTTATGAAACCGCACAAAAGAAGCTCACGGCATTGAACGAAGAAAAACAACGCCGGAATGACCAGGCCGATGCATTTGGAGCATTTATGTTTGAACTAATGGAATACGATGAACCCCCAACTGCCTTTGATGAAAAGTTGTGGGCATTGGTGATTGACAACGTTACCATTTACGCTGATGGCAGAATGGTATTTCACTTCAGAATTGGCCTTGATATTACAGCATAAACCCCTACAAAAATAAAGGCTCGGAAGCACCAAAGCCTCCGAGCTTTTTTCGTTCTATG